GTAACAAAACGATTTAATGTTAATACACCTGTTAAGGCAAGTCAAAATATACGAAAACTTTATGAAATACAAAAGTATGCAGAAGAAGTAGTAGGTGCTGATTTTAAAAAGGGACAATCTTTTAGATATCTTTTAAATGCATTAGAAATGGAAGAAAGTTTTACTAATCAGGAAGCAAATGAATTACGAGCCATATCATATTTATTATCAGATGTTATGCTTAAATTATCAGAATCAAGAAAATTAAGAAATAATATACAATTTCTTCCTAATAATCCAAATTTAACCGATAAACAAAATGCAGATGAAAAAAGATTACAAATAGAAGAATTACGTGAAACGGAAAATGAAATTGCCTATCAAGCATTACTTCTACTAAAAGACGCAGATTTTGATAAGGCTATGACAACAATGGGAGGTTGGAAAAAATATAGTTTACCAAAAGAGCCATCTGAAGTAGGTGGACTACGAACAGGAATGGAAAAAACTTACGAAGCAATTGAAACAGGCTTTGAAAAACTATTTGGGAAAAAATAAATATGGCTGAAGAAAAGACACAAGAAAATCGTGAAGAACTTATACGAGTTAGTGGAGAGTTAAGGCTCATTAATCAAAAGCTTGATAATCATATAGTACATATGAGTCAGAAGATTGATACAATCTTTAAAATTGTATGGACTGTATCTTTTATGGTTTTGGGGTTGATTCTAAAAGCCGTATACACAGGATTACTAAATTAAACTAGGAGGAAATATGAAACTTTTAAAAGACATTTGGGGTTGGATAAAAGAGTGGAATGACTGGGGAATGAAAGACTGGCTGAAGGCCGGTATCATTGTCGCAGTTGTTTTATTTGTTCTTTATAAAATGTCAACCGGTGGAGCATAATGCTCCAATTAGCAAGTAAATTATTTGGTGGAGGAGCCATTAAAACTGTCGGAAAAATCATAGATGATTTACACACTTCTGACGAAGAACGGCTCCAAGCCAAAAACACAATAAAAAAAATTGAGGCTGAATTAAAAAAGCGTCAGATAGATGTTAATCTCGCTGACGCTCAATCAAAAGCCGGTGGCATATCTGGTACAATACAAAGAATTTGGAGACCCTTGATAGGATTCTCCTGTGCATTGGCAATTTTTTGGGAATTTGTTTTAAAGCAATTCCTAATGTTTTTAATTGCCACAATGAATTGGGAAACAAAGCCACTGCCAGAATTGGATATGGCAACCTTAATGCCTCTTGTGATGGCACTTTTGGGTATGGGGGCACTACGTTCGTATGAGAAGGTCAAGGGAGTCAATGTCGATAAGCCGAAAAAGTTGGAATAAGATTTTAGAATGGATAATTACATATTTTGGTAAAGTAAGTAATTGGGCGTGGCATAAAAGATGGAATAAAAGAAATCGAAGAAAATGATAAAATATAATAATGAAAAAAATAATGTTTAGCTTGGCAATAATATCTGCAATGAATCTATATGGATGTTATGATATGAATACTTTAAGTGTTAAACCATCAACAACTACAGTTACCTATGGAAGAGATAGCAGTACAGGTGAAAAGGATGCTAAAAATGATGTCCTAACGAATAATGAAAAAGAATCGTGGACAATTAAACAAGTGTTTAAATGGGAGTAAATTATGAACGGACTTAAAATATCTTTTGCTGTTGTAGCATTTGTGCTTGTTCAAGGCATTGGAGTTATTTGGTATATTTCAAAACTTGATTCTAAAGTAGACCAAATGTATAAAAATTTTGAGGAAGAAAATAGAAAGGATGTTATTGAAAATCAAGTCAAGATGAAACTTGATTTGGAAAATCTAATAGCTGATGTTAAAGAATTACAAAGAGATATGAAAAAAATGAATCAAAAGGACAAGGAAATTGTTAAGACTAATCGTGAGATACAGAAGGAGCATAAAAAATTGTTCAATCTCATAGAATCGGGTAACTCTAATTCTAATTATTCTTATGGAGACTAAATGGAAGTAGTTGTAACAGTATATGTTATCTGGTTTATAGGTGGGATTATAGTTAACGTAGCAGGACTGTAATGACTGATTGGTTTGATAAGTTAGTAATAGCTTTGGCAATCACAGCAGTAATAATATTTGTAATTGTAGTGGGATTATAATGACTGATAGGATGGATGTTAGTGATAAAACTGCTATTTCTATGCCTATGCGTAACCTTTTATCCATATTGGCAGCAGTCGGAATCGGAGTCTACGCCTTTTTTGGGATACAGGAGAGGCTCAATAATGTTGAGACGAGAAGTACGCTTATGGAAGCCGACCTCACGAAAAACACGGAATTCCGTATAAAATGGCCCAGAGGTGAGCTAGGCAGTTTGCCGGCAGATAGTCAGCAGGATTTATTAATTGAATTTATGAGTTCTCAGCTTGAGCATATGCAGGAAGAAATGGAATCAATGATGAGCAATTCCGTAAATATAAAGAGGGCACAGCAGGATATAGAACGACTACTTAATGACGTTGAGAAATTAAAGGATAAATTGAGGGAGTCCAATGGAGGTAATTAGCGTTATTGTTATGTTCATATTTGGAAATATGAATGACCAAGAACATAGAATGACCCAATATGTTCCAATGGAATCACTGTCTTCTTGTATGAAAGAAGTAAGAATACTAAAGAAAAAGGAAACGGATTATACAAAGGATGCATTTTGTGGCCCTGCATTAGTGGAATTAAGTTCTGATGGGGAAATATTAACCCTTCATACTGAACTTCCAGAAGGGGCAAAAATGATAAAGAAAAAAATAAGTAAGGAAGCGTTTGAACGATGGACACTTCGTTCCAAGGAAAAATGGAATAATAAATAATTATAAAGGAAACTAATGACTACAGGAAAAATTAAATGGTTTAATCCAACCAAAGGATATGGATTTATTGAACAGGAAGGCAAAGATGTCTTCTTGCACGTATCGGCTTTGAAAGAAGCGGGTATTGATACACTAAAAGAGGGAGAGGAAATAGAATTTGAAATAGGAGAAAATAAAGGAAAAGAAAATGCAATTAACATCAAAAAAATTGCCTAAAAAATCAAATCCTATGGCAAGGGAAGTACGAACTCCCCAATACAAGCAAAGAATAGTAAAAAATAAAACTATATATAGCAGAAAAGAAGAAAAAGAATGGACACCTACAAAAGGTCTATTAAAAATGTTGACTCAATAATGCCAAAAATACTAGACAGATTAGTGGGGCAATTACAAAGAAAGGGAGTTAATAAAAATTCATCTTATGCAATTGCTGTAAGTAAATTACAGAAATCTGGTAATTTAAAAAGAGGAACAGCAAAGCCAACTACTAAAGGAATAGCTAGAGGAAATATGACTCCTTCACAAAGGGCAAAAAATAGAGCAGCAAAAAGGTCTGGAAATTCTACAGCTAATTATAATTATAATTATAAAACAAATAGAGCAACTTTAAAAAGAAATAAAAATGTCAAAAGAATCACTTAAAGAAAGAATTAAACTCCACGAAGGATATCGTTTAGAGCCATATACGGATACACTTGGGTATTTGACGGGGGGAGTTGGACATAGAATTATGCCAAATGAGGAAGTTCCAACAACTAAGGAAGGTTGGATGAAGTTATTTGATTCTGACTTTCAATCAGCGTGGAAATTTATGGAAAGATTTTGCGAAGAAAATAATCTTCGTGTTATTTCAGATGATGCAAAAGAAGTATTATGTGAAATGATATATCAAATGGGATTCTCTGGAGTTAGTAAGTTTAAAAATATGATTAAGGCACTTCAAAATCGTGATTATAAATTAGCGAGTATTGAGATGTTGGATTCACGTTGGGCAAAACAAACTCCAAATCGTGCCAAGGAACTCAGCGACCATATGGCGAAAGCTTAAATAGAACGTAATAACTTTCTTAATTCATCAGATAAATACTCAGCGTTATCTACACAATGCCTAATAGCAGATGCAATAACGTGGGTATTTTCGTAATCAGGATATATATCATCTAATTTTTTTACAAACCTTTCTGGTTTAATATAATCATAATCAAAGGCTAACCTACCATCTTCCCTAACACTAATTTGAAGGGAAAATAGGTTAGCCTTTTTCATTTCTGGGTTTCTTTTCCTCTTTCAAAAAATTTGGGTTTATCTTTGAATCTAGTTTTGTAAGATTTCCTATTAATTGTATTAAAGTAAAAACTTCTTGATAAGGCCTAGATGCCAAATACTTTACAAGTGATTGCCGTTGCTGTTCTGTTATTATATAATTATTTTCCATTAATTCTCCTATGTATTATCTTCAAAAAATGGCAATAACCAATGTCCATCATTGAAGTGACGTTCCAATGCAGATTTTTTATCTTCTGCATTTGCTATTTTTTCTAATAATTTATCCATTTCTTCTGTAAATTGTGGATGCTCTCCAATGCCAACAGGACTAGTAAAATATACTGATAGTCTGGCTTTCGCATCATAAATTTCATAATCATATTTCTTTTCTAAAGCGTGATATAGTTTTTGACCTAATGTTTTTTTATATTCTTTATTCATTTTTATTTAAACTCTTTATATATTTTTCTGTTTCTCTCCCCCGTCTCTCTCCTTCTGATTCTTTTTTTGGCTCTCTAAATTTAATTTCCCCTGCTATAGCTCCGTAGGCAGACATATCTATATATGTATCCCTACTAACAGCACCAAGTTTTGTTCTGGCTATTTTTAACAACACCATCATTACGGCAACATCGTGGGCTGTAATTTCTATGCCTTTATAGGCAGACCATAGCTTTGCAATATTATTATGGTTTTCAACTTTATCCCCATAATCCTTGTGCCTGTCACCTGCTATTAATTCATTTGCCTCTTTTAATATGTCTTTTGTTATCAACATATTACATCTCAAAACTTAAATTAAAGGATATAGTTCTTCTCAAGCCTTTACCTCTAAACGGATAAACCTCGTGCAACAGCCAAGAAGGAAAAAAGAATATCTGTCCAACGTGAGGTTTTACAGGATATTTTGGGTCTATGAACATTTGTGGTGTTCCATATATAAATTCAATCCAACCTGCGTGTTCTCTTTCTTTATCTTTTTCTATAGATTCTGGCATTTTCAACCAACCTGCTGCGGACAACATACCATAATGCATATGTGGTGGATTAAAATCTCCTGCAATGGAATTAACAAGCCAACTATTATGTAATAATACTTTTTTAATTCCCTGTTTAGCTTTTTCCTTATCCAAGTCATCCCCATCTGCATTTAATTTTGTTTTCACATACATATTGGTACAATGACCTACCCAATTAAAAAGAGTAGGTAGATGTTCATCTGGTTTTTGATGCCATATATGGTCTTCAATTTTATGCTCCTGTTTTACATTGCCTACAAGATTATCTGACCAATCTAGTTGTTTAGATTTTTTATCACTTTTTGATATTTTATCACCATAATCATTAAGCATTTTAATATATGGTTCTGGCATTTCAAATTCCATTAAAAATGGACTGAAGGGTGCGTGAACTTTTCCTTTTAATTTATAATCTTTATAATCCATTAGTGTAATTTCCTTTTATTAAAATACGGCACAATATCTATTATTTTTGCACCTTCTGGTTTTAATGTTTCATCTTCTCCATTATCTTTTACAAGTTTTTTATTTTTTATATCTTGTTCAAACCCTTCCAAACCTAATTCAAATGTATCCTGTGGGTTGTCCACAGCCATCTTCATCATTCCCCGTGCGATAACAGAACAGAGATACCCATCATCGGAATACATCCATTCATCTTCAATAACTCCACAAGCAAAGCCATTATCCGTGGGAGATACAAATAATTTTATCCCCTTTGTAAAATTAAGTTTTTCCATTTTCCCTCACTATATTAAAAAAGAACCTAGCATCTAATATAGCTAATGGTTCAAAATTATTCATTTTAATTATACCTAAAGGTACTTGATTTTTTTTAGCATTATGTTGTGCCTGTTTTATTATATCATAAATTCCCTTAAATGTCTCTTTATTTTTACATTCAATGGAATAGGGAAGTAATTTTTGAGCCTTTGCAGAAAACTTTACATCAGCACCAGATTCCCCCATAATAGCACAATAAATATCATCATCGGACAAAGTAGTAAATAAAGATAATAATTCATCTCGAACCCAATTTTGCAAACGTCTTCCTTTTGCTTTTCTACTCCTTATTTTCATTTGTTTCTCTGGGATTATTTACTTCTGTATAATAAACCCATTTAGGGTTCTTCCCTTTAGACTGTTGTTGAGGGAGATATTGCAACTTGTCTTCCCCCCAACACGGAAACTTGTAAGGACAGAAACTGCAAACTATCCCTAACACCCTGTTTCCTGTTGGGATTTTTCGGAATGTTTCTTCAATGTCGCTAAAACAACGCCTAAAGGGTTTACCCTTATCTAAAGCAGTAAGATTATCTTTTGCCAGATTAATAGCAAGACCTTTCCATTGCTCATCTTCTGTTGGTGTTTCCGTTACCAACCATTCGCCCGTACTTTTGTTGATAACAATCCAACCACCAAACCTTTTATTTTCAGATTCACTATAGAGATATCCTTGCGATAAATAGCCAAAAGCATCCTCTTCTACAATAGATTTAAATCCCCCTTCATCTCCAAACTTATGTTCAAAGGCATAGGGAGAAGCACTTTTGATATCATAAATTTTCTTATCAATTTCAATATCATATGTTCCATTAATTTTTTTATTTTTAAACTTGTACGAAACGGGTTTTTGAACTGAATTTACTTTTATTCCAGACGCTTTAACGATAGTTATAGCCAAAGCCTCTATTAAATCGCCAAACGTATTTCTCATTTTATTATTGTATGGCTGACCTTCTGGTTCAGTATCACTTTTTTCCATTTGCAATTGACACAAAGGCTTTCCTATATTTGACATTCTTGCCCTAAATGACTTTTCTCTCCTATCTGTAAATTGTTTTCGAAATGCTGTTTTACACAACTCCCCAAATTCTTCAATCAATTCCTCAGAGACAACGACAGAATTATCTGTCGCTCTCTTGAGGAATGATTGGACGTTTTCTAGTATTTGACTACTCATTTGATTCAAACGGACTTCCTTCTACATCAGATACTATTTTTGCACTCTCTGTATCGCTACCATTATTTTTAGATTTGTTAGCATCTTTCCATAAAGCTACGATATCTTCGTTTTCTGTTGCAATAGTTTCTTGGAATTTTTGCATTAATTCCATATTCTCTTTTGTAAAAGTAACTTCCTTTTGATTTACTTTTATATTTGAAACATAAAAAACATTACTTCCTGCTTTTCGTCTTTCCGTATCCAAAGATAATGTATGATTAAACATTAGCTTTTTTCTATTTTTAA